CCCTTAATTGAAAAGAAATATAGCTGTAGTCACTTGCATCAAAAGAAGCTATTAAATCATTATTAATTACCGTTACATCACTTACAGCTAAAGGGTCTGGTACGTGGTCAATAATCTCTGTTCCGTCACTCCTATACATAGTTACTCTTCCAGCTTTACTTATTGGGTCTACCGTTTGTAAATCCGAACTATTACCACTTTTCTGCTCTACTGCCATAATTTCTTTTCTTTAATTTAATCTCCAATTAATCATATATGTGCCATTTGCAGGTGCGTTGTCCATTGCACCTACTATCCTAAACCCAACTCCTACTACAAAAGAATCTGTATTAAGACGAATAGGGTCAATTAGAAGGTCTGACTCAGAATGCTCAGGAGTAGCCTCTATTCTTGTATGTACTGTCGCTGTACTGCTTGCTGTTACTGAGGTTGCGCTAATATCTAAACTAGTAGTCATAGAACCTAAACCAAAGTCAAGTGTCGCAATACCACTGACAACTCCTGAAGATGTTCCAGACCAATTGCTTATCGTATTGTCAACACGTAACAAACTAATAGGTAAAGGCGCTCTAACAGAACTTTTATTCCCTTGTAGTAAATTTGCCCAAGTATCCATAATTGCAGTTACCTGAGTGGTATCTGTCGCGCCTCCCCCTGCTCCGTTCTCTATAAGGTCATAAGTAACATACTCATTTTGAGAACCATTGTTTATATTGGTAAATATCCTTACAGTAGTAGCATCAATCCTTTTTACATCCTGCATCGTGGACGTAGGAATGTAGTATTGCTTTTGGCTAGTATCTAGAATATTTAAAAGGGAATACATGACAGCAAAGATACTACAAAAAAGAAAGGGGCAATTAAGCCCCTCCTTTACGATGTATATAGTTTACTTATTCCTCTATTAGGGCTTCGAGCATTTTCAGCGCTTCAATTCCGTCATCACTTTTTAGAAAGGATGCAGCCGCTTGCGCTGTCTCTACCCCAAAAGGTATAGTAAGCATTTTCTTCTTATTGTTAGGTGTATTAAACCATACCTCAGAGTTGTTCTTTCTTGTTGTAAGAAGTGCATCATTGAAGAACTTCTGAACGTTAGCGTTGAATATCAACTCAGGGTCTTTAAATATATTTAAAAAATCAGTTGGGTTTGACTTAGCGAATACAATAACATCTCTCCTCATTTCAGAAGAGGTCATTCTATCTGTACTTCTACCAAATACCACTCGACAAACATTCTCTAATTCATCTAATGATAAACTTCTCGCCTCAATAAGCGCATCTACCTCAAGGTTCAACTTGTCCATCTCTTCTGCAGCATCTTTCTCAAGGTTAACCTCTATGAATGCTTTCGTGTTTAATGGGTGGTAGTGAAGGAACTTCTGAAGAACCTGATTGTTTCTTTCAACGGTTAAAAAGCCATCCTCAAAGATAACTGGCTCTACAATTGCATTTCCATCTTGCTCATCTTCGAATGGAGATTTTTGATTTCGAGCATACCTAAGTGCTCTATTCTCTCCTGTTTTCTCATCGAAGTGTAATAATGGGAGTCTTTTACTATTTCTAGTTGGCAGCATATACGATAAAGGTGCTGCGCCTCTTGTTAATTTGTACGTCTTTTGAACGTACGTTACTGTTGCTTGTGACATTATTAAATAAAATTAAATTAAAAAAATAAAGTAGAGGGAATCCTAAGACACCCTCTACTTTTAGTTGTTATGCGTTGAAGATAACGAAGTTATTAGCTCCCATAGTACAAACAGCTCTTTCAGATAAGAAGTTAACCTGCATACTGTCGATGTCAGATGTAGCTGCTCCTCCTGCTGAACCTGTAATCCATGTCTTGTAACGTCTGTCTTCAGTTTCAGAAGCTCTATATCTAACGTGTAAGAATGGTCTCTTAGCGTTTTTACCTAATACTTGGTCATAAACAGTAGTTGAACCCGCTGGAACAAGAAGACCGTTGACAGAACCACTACCTGCTACGCTAGATAGTCCACCTCTCATTGTTGGGTCATTCAAGTATTTCCAATCAGTCTTGTAGAAGTCATAACCTCTTCTGAATCCTGAGAATCCTAAGTTTAATGCCATCTCCTCATCATTATCGAAAAGACCGTATGAAGTACCACCTGCTCCGTAAGAGTTTTGGCCTGCTAACATATCATCAATATCGAAAGAGAACTGACGGTTAAGGAATAATACATTCTCCTCAATCGCTCCTTGCTTATCAAGTCTTTGGATTATAGTATCAAAATCAGCAAGTGTAGTTGGGTTACCACCCGCATATACATTACCTCTGTTGTTTACTGTGTAGAAGATACCTTCTGAACCAACAAGACCTGCTGCTACTGCACCCGATGCAGCTTCTGCTGGAACTGATTCAATCATTGCAGTCTCTAAATAGTCATCAAAACGTAACCTTGTTTCATGCTCAGACTTTAAATACCATAAGTGTCCAGTTGCTCCATTCTCAGTAGAAACTTCTACCCATCCGATTTGCGCCATGTCTGACCCATTTACAGAATAGTTGTCCTTAAGTATGATTGGGTTGTTTGAGAATATCTCATCATCCGCTTCTAAAGAACCTGACATTCCTGCAGAACCTTTTTCAAATTCAGAACCGTAAATAAATACAGTAAAGTCTTCATCACCTACAGCTCCACCACCTGCTCCTGCATAACCGCCTGCTTCATAGAAAGCAACAGTAAACTGAAGGTTACCCGCTGTAGGAGCTACAGTTACAACACCTTTGTTGACTGCTGCACCGTCATTCTTTTGAATGAAAACAGTTGCACCAACACGTATTGCAGGTTGATTACTTCCACCGAATGCAGGAGAACCTGTATCGTTTATTTGGAATGTAGCCGTATCTGCTGCTGCTGCTGCTGCTGTACCACACTTAGTGTACTTAATGTGTAATCTTCCTTGTTCTGCCCATTTTATCATATCGGAGTTTGAAGGCATCTCTGCTCCTACCATTCTTAAGAATGATGATATTGTTCTGTTACCATACCTTTCAAATTCCTTCTCGTAAGTATCAGGAAGATACTGATTCAAGAAGTTAAAGTCGGTAATGTAGTTTGTCGCTGTTGGGACTTGTTGCGCACTTGGTTGAAGTGCAAATCCTGGTACAGCGTTTATAGCTCCTGCCATTTTTCTTTAGTTTTTAAATTATTTTTTATGACTCTTAATTTTTAAGCCTCTACCTGAGTCAGGGTTTACGGCTTTTACTTGCATCCCTCCCTTACTAGAGACTTCAGGTGTATTGCGCATAGACATATCAGTATTCTTCATTTTGCGCATTGTATCGTCAGCCTGTATAGATTTACCTTGTTCGTAAAAGAACTTAGCAAACTTGTCGGGATTCATTGCTACAGCCAAAGCCTTGTGATATTTTGCAGCGTTCTTAATCGTTCCGTGTTCATCAAGGTGCATTTTTAAAAAATTATTTGCATCCGATTGAGACTTCTTAAGTTCTGCCGCATCTCCTGGTGAAAAGGTAACGTTCTTGTCATCGTTAATCGCGAACTCAAATCCATTGAACTCATTATCGAAAACCTTACTTGTCTCTTCATCAAAAATTTCTTTCCTCCTCTTCAAGGATTCATCAAAAGATTTTGACTCTTGTATATATTGGTTATATGCATCCAACTTCTCTTTGTCATCACCCGAAATAGAACTCCCACCTGACTCAAGGGGCATTCTGTATTTTTCTTTTTCAGACTCAAAGTAGTCTTTAGCTTTAGCAATCGCTTTTTTCTTGTTTAACTTAATCTTTTTTATATCTGATTCATCGTCTATGTCTTCATCGTAGTCATACGACTCCATCATTACATCAATATCGTCTTCATCTAAACCTCTCTCAGTAGCAATTAAATACTCCTTAAGCATTTGCTCAGGGTTTACGTCACTGTAATCTTTATTCAAGTTAACGTAGTCTTTAAACCCTCTACCCGTATCCTTAGCGTAGCTCATGTAAGCGGCTACATCTTCAGGTAACTCTTCAGCCTTCTCTTTAGTTGCAAACAACTCATCAATAGAACCAATCTCTCTGTTATGCTTATTCTTTATGTATGAAATAAGGTCATCGTCATTAAACTCTGGCTTCTTTACTTCACCTACAATAGGATTTTCTTGCTGCCCTTCATTAAGAGACTCTTCGTGCTTCTTTAGAAGCTCTTGTTCAACTTCTTGTTTTGACTTTGCCTCTCCTGTAACTTCTCTTACTTTAATTTCCATGAATTAGATTTTATTAATTATTATGATTTGATTTATCTTGGTGAGAACTCAGAAAGGTCAAACCCGTCAAGACTATCTTCGTTAGACTCAAATCTTTGAGGTGGAAGATTATTCTTCCTTTGGTTTATTAACTTACTTTGCTCTGAGTTCTGTTGGCTTATGCGGTCTGATTTAGCTGTTTCCCTTTCATCTTCCCTCTGTAAAAGAGCAGACTCAGACATATTGTGTAACTGTTGATTAAACTCAAACTCTCTCTCCATTAACATAATTTTCAACTGAGCTTCATTGTTCATCTTCTCAATATCAAAAGATACCTCTGCTTGTTTAAGCTGCATCTTAGATTGAGTTTCTGCTTGTAATTTCTCCATTGCTGTTTGAGCTGCAAACTGTTGAGACTTCATTTGTCTCTCTGTAGCCATATCTTCCTTTTGAAGCATCATCTGCTCCTCTCTGTCTTGCTTGGTTTTTCTTTTTAACTTTAAAAGTTGATTAGCTAACTTTATGTTCTTAAGCTCCCTAATGTCAATAGCATCCTCAAGGTATATATCCCCTTTTGAAAGAGCCATCTGAATGTTCTGCTCAAGTTGAGCTTTCTCTTCTTCATCAGGGGCTACTTCAATGAATACACCAAAGTCATATATATATAAATCAGAAATCTCTTCAAGTATAGATACGTTGTACTTACCAATCTGATTAATAAATTCATCGGTAAAGTCCGAGTATTCAAGAATGTCAGATATTCTGTAAGATAAGCCCTCTGCAATAGTCCTGTATAAATAAAGACTTGCATCAAGTATATGCCTTGTGGCTGTATTTGAGTTAAGTGCAGCTAATTTCTGTACACCAACTAATGCGTTAGGGTCAGGAGTACTTCCATCCCTAGCTTCATTTAATCCAGTTACGTTTCTTATTTGGTCTAAGTAGTGATTGTAATTAGTAAGAAGCATCTGTGTTTTAGATGCCCCTGAGTTTGATGTTAATTGCTGAATAGGAATCCTAGCACTATTATGTTCACCATCTCCTGTATAACTACGCCCTATGACAGAACCCGTTTGGAAATATAATTTTAATGCATCTTCAGGGTTGTATGCTGCACCTGTACCAAGGTCAACCTCATTTAAACCATCAGCATCAATGAATACACCATCGGGTACTACCTTTGATATAACTTGCTGTAATTTTAAGTGAGTTAATTGTATCAAATCAACAAAAGGAATCATCCTTCTTACTAATGACTCAATAACACCTTTATACATTCTTGGGGCAACAGCTACGTAGTTAGGTATAGCGTGTTGGCTTGCTGATTTAGGTCTGACCATATTCTTAGCCATCTCCCATTTCAGTATGTAGTTAGTTCCCATGACCATGACACCATCATACCAAACGTCAATTGTTTTATTTACCTTCTCAAAGCTACCATCATCCATCATTTCATCAGGAGGATTGAAGGTATCATCCTTTTGAATCATCTTTACATTCCCTGAGTCAGAGACTTTCTTCTTATATACAATCTCATTAGTAGACTTGTAGTTAAAGTAAAGAAGCGTTATTGTATCCCTATGGAATATCTCATTATTAGATTGAGATAGATTAAAGGAGTTGTTCCAATCTTGTCCTGTCTTAGATATAATGTCAAGGTCTTCGGTAGTAAGTGTAGGGTCAATCTTAAATAGCTCAGTAGTATTTACCCTTTTAACTTCACCCCAATAAAAACAATCTTTAAAATGGGGGTCTTCAGTATAACTGTATATTACATTAGCAGGGTCTACATAAGATATTTCTACACCACTGCCTTTTAAAAATTCGTGCTTTGCCACTCCAATACCTATCACCGTAAGGTCATAGTCCATTCGCATACGCAAATCAGGGTAGTGGTTTTCAGCAAATATTGTGTTAATAGCCTCTTCCTCTGCAATCTCAATAGCAGGCTTGTAGTTGAGCTGCATATATAAAGCAAGCTCTTCATCAGTATCAGGAAGGTCTTCAGGGGATGTTACAAATGGATTAGCTCCTGTGAAATTTTGAATTTTCTCAAGAACAGGTCTAGCTACCGCTTGACCCTCTATCATGTTTTGATACTTACTTCTCTTTGATTGAGACATAGCATCTTGAGCATAAGCCTTAACGGAGAATAATCTACTAGACATTCCGTTAACCACTATGTCAACAAACTTCGGGAGTATTGGCACAGGAGTCCAATCTAAATTTATGTAAGATAAATCCCCGTCAACAGCAAGTTCTTGCTTGTACTTCGCAATAGACTGTTCACCACGCGCGTATAAACGTAACCGATTAAACGCATTCCATTGGTCGTAGAATCTACATTGACTTCCATCCTTCTTAAACCATTCATACTGAATAGCCTGACCAACCTGTAACCCAAACTCATCTGAATCTTTTTCAGCATCAGTTACAAATTGACTTGGAAATCCTGTAGATGATATGTTTATTTTAACCTCTTTCATCAAATCAGTTCACTTGTAGCCCCTTTATTATTGTACCTCGCAAAGGTAAGACTTATTTTATTACTTGTTTTCTGAGGTTGATACAGGTTTTTTTGGCACGCCATTATCGCTAACCCTGAGCTAATACTAGCATCAAACTTAGTCCTGTCGTTAATATCAAACTTTGACCAGTCCTCCAATGTCCTGTTAAATAACATAGAACCTATCTCGTCAGGGTCTCTAAATGTACCCTCAGAATCCAGTCCTACGTGTTTCTCTATGTACGACTCTATAGCAGAGGCGTGAGCCTGCTTTACAGCCTCAGATGAGTTAGGTATACCCCCAAGCTCTTTCTCTGTCTTAGATAGCTTGTTATAGACTTTATCGGGTCTGTTTAAGCAAAAACCTCTGTACCCTCTGTTCTTGAAGTGATACAATAGTCTTGGCTTGTTGTTCTCAATAAGGATAGGCATACCGTAAAACACACAAGCCATAAGCACCTCCTCGTAGAATATCTCCGCAGTCTGTGGTCTCGCTATATACTCTAAGAAAAACTCGTTACTAGGTGCATCCTCCATATTGAATTTAGTAAGACCATGTAATGCTCCATTAGAACCTCCACCGCCTACTACTCCTGAGATATCATAGGAATCACATCCGAATGCGCCTATATGTTCATGGGCAGGATGCTTTACGCCATTACGTTCTCTGTACTTATTCTGAAGTTCCTTTTTAGGAGTCCATGAGATTTTAAATCTACCTGACTTGTCAGGTGAGAATATTACCTCCGTATCTTTTATTCCGTCCTTCCATCTAAAACTACCTCTTGTTACATGACGTTCTATCATAAGACTGTCATTGTAATCTATCTGTTGGTATATACGGGTTAAGTTGAATATAGACTGCTTACTCTCATCCCTAAAGGCGTGTGACTCTGTTCTAGGGAACTGTCTGTAAAATTCGTTTAAGGCACTAGCATCTGATTTAAGTGATTCAACTTCTGCTTCCCAATAGTCAATAGCCCCCTTGTGTATCTCCTCATTATCAATACCAAGTACTGAGGATTCGGTAGTTCGAAAAACAGGCATACCATATCTATCAATAAAACCTTCCATGTTCCATTCCATAGGGATGAATAATGAATACATACCGCTTTTAGTCTGACCATTCTTATTTCTTTTTACTACATCAGAGTCGTAGTATAAACTTTTGAAGTTATCTCCACCCTTTGATAAAGCATTTGACGTTGACCCCATCATACACTTTCCTATAATCTTACTCCCTAATCGTAAACAAGTCTTTGTAACCCTCCAATTGTTAAGTATGTTATTAGGCTTAATCCATTTACCGCTTTCGTCATGTACTAATAAAAGTAACTTTTCTCCATCATAGGAGTTGTCGTCTGTGTTCTTCCAATCTATGGTAGTGTCTAAGCCCTCAAGCTCTTCCTTCTCCATTTCATACATATTCTTTTTAGTAATCTTAGATGCAGGTATCCTAAAAGCTAACTCTGTTTTAGGCTTATCCATACCATCCATGATTGGCTTAAAGAAAAAAGGCAGCCTACTATTGATAGGAACAACCTTATCGGTGAACATCTTCTTTGAATCAGAACCTGTCTTTGATAAAATTCCTATCCTAGCATTTTTTGCTGATGTACCTGTATTAACGCATTCTGATGAACTCATGAAAGAGAACCCTGACCTTCTTATCTTTAGATAGTCCATTCCAAAGCATCTATTGTCAGCCTTACAAGCCTCCCAAAAAATGTAGAGTAACCTATTCGCTTCCCTGAAGTCAGGATATCCAATGTCAATACTAGCCCATTGAAGGTACATATAATGCCCACCTGTTATGTACGTAGGTTTTCCGTTATTCATAAACCAATGTCCATCTTCACGCATATCAAACTCCTTCTCGATATAGTCTACGTATTTGTTTTTAAAGTCCGAAGGCATATCATTCCATTGGAATATGGAATTGATTTTAGATAAACTAACTGGAATGTTTGCACGCTCCCAATATTGCTGACTTTTTTTAGAATCCCTTTTAAAACATGATTTGCTTTCTAAGGGAAGACCAATTGTTAAATTATCAATCTCATAAACCTCACCTAAAGTTCCGTCCTTAGATATGATTATTAGGTCATGCTTAGGGTCGTAACCGTACTTCCAAGACTTTGTTTTGTTTTTTGCAGACAAAACGCCTTTTGGTATGTACCCTTCTACAATCTTGTGTAGCTTATTTTCCTGCTCTTCTTTCAGCGAATCCTTGTTTAGTGTCTATTTTATTCTTTGATTCATTCTTTAAAGACTCAATAGCTTCAGCCTCTGAGTCAATTCTACTTAAAATTTCAAAAGCATCGAAGATGGCTAACTTCTTTGTGGCGGCAGCATTCTTTAATTTATCGGCAGATAAGTCGTCCTCAAGTTCATCCTGCTTTATAATATCCTCTTTAGCTACCTTTATAAGTTGCTCTACAGCTTTATACCCTGCTGCTATTATTCTTAATTTTAATTCCTTTGAGTCCATGCTATAAGGCTAAAGTAATCTGATGGTCAAAAATCCTGTACATCTTTTCTCCGTCTACCTCAAACTCATATTCGCTGTCAGGGCTAAATGAGACCTGTGCGCCCTCATGTACTCCTTGACTAATCAAGTATTCATTTGAATACCGCATCTTCCCCATTAATGGTTCGTTAGTTGGCTTGTGTAAGTAACATTCTTCTGATGGTATTGGAGATACAAAACAATACCTGTCATAGGCATTCCACTTCTCCCCGTCATTGTACATGAAAAATTGTTGGTCATCAATAAAGAATAAATCATCCTTAAAGAAACTCTTACCGCTTTTACGCCTACCCCTCATGTCGTTGTAATACTTAAAAACATTATGGTGTACAAGCAATGTATAGCCAATCTTTATAGGGCCTGTGTATCCAATTGGTAACTCGATTACTTCTGCAATACGATTGGAGAACTTGTGTTCTTCTTCTGATGTGTTTGTAGTAAACTCTACACCACCCCAATCAACTACATTATTATATCGTGTCCCCTTCTCAGGACGGGCAATAAAATAAAATGGTGATTTCATATTTTAATTAAGAGCCACAACCAATGCAATCTATGTGCGAATCCGTTGGCTTAACTCCATTTAATTTCATTTCAATATTGTGAATTTCATCGGCAAAATCCATTTGCTCCATAAAATCATCTGTATTAGACTTTTCTAGTTTAAGTTCATCTATGCGCGTCAAAAGAGTTTGTCTATCATATACTGTCATATCTGAACGTCTATTAGAAATTTATATTATACTCAACAGAAATAGGCATAGTAGAAGAAAATAATTTCCACATCATAACCTCATCATCTTTTTCTATCCAAATCTTAAACTCGTTATCTACTTCTTGTATAAGATGAATATTGTAGCTTCCATTAAGCACAGTCTGTCCAACAATGTAGTGCATCGCTGATTTATAATCAGAACCTACGGATATTTTTCTTATGTCCATATTATTGAACTATAATTATAATTCCTGCTGCATTTAAAGGGGCTGCACCTGTGCCGTCTGTTTGGTATAAATCACCCGCAGTCAGTCCTGCAGTTATAGCTGCAGCTTGGTCAGCATGAGCAGGAAGATTATATACAGGTGAATCTATCCATGCAACGCCTGTACCTGTGCTTGATAAGACCTGTCCTGCTGTGCCTTGGGTGTCATTAACGTCAACTAAAAGAGCATTTATGTATAATGAACCATTAACCTGAACAGTAGTTGAGCCTAGTGTACCAAATATAGAGTTTCCTATTAGACTAATAGCTGATGTAGATGTACTACCTGCAATTAATACCTCAGCTAATGTAGGGATTGGAGCAGAAGCATCTGCCCATTCAGTCTGCCCTGCACCTGTGCTTGATAGAACTTGCCCTATTGTACCCGTACTTGATGCGCCATCTTCAAAAGAACCATTTATAGTTATATTTTCAAATGTAGGCGTAATACTAGATGCACTACCCACTGTTAAAACTTGGTCTAGAGAAGGAATTGGAGCAGAATTATCTACCCATTGGACACTTGTACCTGTACTTGATAAGACTTGCCCTGCTGTACCAACACTAGAAAACCCATCCTCTACAGTACTTTCTAATGTTATAGCATCAAACTCAACTAAATGAGTGAAGTCAGTCGTTCCTGTAGGGCCAAACTGAGTGCTTCCGTTGAATACAGAAGTTCCCGTAATTGATAAAGTACCTATAAGAGTAAGGTTGTTTGAAGCTGTATTCCCTGCGGTTAAGACTTCAGACAATGTAGATGTAGCCGCAAGAGCAGCTATATCCTCAACCCTGAAGTTTTTAGTTTTATTGGAATCACTAGTGTTTGTTCCAATTACTAAATCTCCTGCGGTAGGAGGTGATACAGTTCCGTACGAGCTAATCTTAGACATCTTTATTTTGTTTTTTCTGTTCTTGTTATTTCACCTGACTGAACATTAACAACCGCATCAGCGCCATACTTATCCATAAGGGATAATTCGTATTTATTGTATTCCTCCTTTAAAGAGTCTACATTTAATACAAGAGCTGACTGAGCAAGCGTAGTATCCCCAAGCTTCATCTTTAATGTGTTGAATTCAGATACGTATCCTTGAACTTTGCTTAGTTCGTCTGTAGTAAGTTTTTCCATTGCAATAAATTTAATTTACACAAAGGTACAGTATTTTGTTTAGTTGGTTTTTGCAGAACCCCCGAAAAAGAAATCAACGACTGTATTGACTTTTGCGCTCATAGCTCCAAAGATAGTTGAGATGAAACTTATTTCAAACTCTCCTAGATTTATGTCATCGTTAACGAAGTGCTCAAACATTAAAAAACTAAGAGAAAAGTAGGCTATTGTAAATATTGATGCTAAAATCTTTTGTATGCTACCATCACTTGAGTATAGAGAACGAGCACTCTTCCTGTCCTCTACCTCTAATGCATATAGCTCCATAAGCTGTATATGTGCTTTAGATTTATCTTCGGGGCTTAGTGTTGACTTGTCTATGAGCTTACTTATAGCGCCTAATAGACCTACATCAGGCAATAACTCTCCTGCGACATTTAGAATGTCAGGAGCTTTATCTGAAAGCCATATACCAACCTTAGTGTCTTTAAACTTTTTTTTATTTTTACTCATGTGTTATTAATACAACCAAATAGCATCATTCTTGTCAGGGTCGCTATCTACGTGGATGAATGACCCTGCTATACCAATTCGGGTGAATCCAACATTAATTAAAGCCTGAACTATTAGTAATCTTTTTGCGGATGAGGTGCATGATATGTCTGCAGCACATCCTTTAATGTGAGATGAATTAGAAACTCCACCAACCTTAGCATTACGCTCAGGTGTTCTGTAACCTGAGTTTATCTTAAATGAAGTCATAGCCTCCTCACGTGCATAGTCTAATAACTCCAAGAACTTTACGTCCATATTCTCTCCTGAACCAAGTACGTCAGGTGAATCAAACTCGTCTAAGGTGAAGTAATTCATTTTACAAATATCTTGGGTTAGAATGTTTCTTTGTAGGGCTTGCTGTCGATTTACTCTTAAGCTTATCAACCTTCTTTTGTATCCTTTTTCTTTTTTGTAAAGTACCTACCGTCTTTGTAGTTCCTTTTGTTGAGAATTTCTTTCCCTTTGAAGATTTAGAACAACTTGTGCTACCTCTTTGTTGAGCAGCACTGCCGCAACCATCTACTTTAGTTCTACCTGTATTACCTTTTACTGCTGATTTGTTGACAACACTAAATGCTGAGGAAGTAGATTTTGGCTTCAGTTCTTTTATCTTAGCTTCTTTCTTTTTGATTCTTCTTTTTATCCTATCCTCCTTTCCCATGACTATCTGTTTGTTTTGGTTCTTTTTTTAATTTACCGAATTTATATATAGTAAATCCTATTGCCAATAATAATGATATGGTTTGTAATATTTCATTGCATTGGGTAAACGTAATGCCTAAAGCTCCTCCGTTCGCTGCTACTACTTCTACTGTGTCTTTCACCTCTTTAGTCATTTTATAATTTTTTTTATAAAGAAATCAATACCCGAATCCTGTGGCTAATTCTCTAACTCTTAACGCTTCTATTTTACCACTCTGAATGTTAACTGCGTAGTTAAAGTGTGTGCCGTCTGTAGTGTATGTAGCTGCATCTGTTTTATCTATTGCCGTTCCTATTCCTGTAGCGTTGTGTAAAGACTCGATTTCATCAATACTATCAGCTAAGGTTGTGCCGTATGATGAATAGACGTTAGCGTTATTAGTTATGTAGGTTTCCAAACTAGCTAGAATATCAACCCTATCCCAATCGGGTGAGTTTACAATAAAAGGAGGAGCATAACCGAATCTTTCTTTTAGGTCAACTTGCCATTCATTCCAACTTACTAAAGCTGCTGCGGCTGAAGCTGGTGAGCCTGAGTCGCTTTCTCCTTGATTCATTGAGAATATCAAGTAAGGGTTCGAGATACCCGAAGAAAGCACGTACTCTATGAAGGCATTCAATCCAAGCCTAGTGAATTCGTCTACATCTAAAGACATACTAGCAGCCTGAGAAACAGCAGACATACCGCCTCTAGTGTTACCGTATACTATTAAGTCGTTATTATTTCCGTCTACGTCTAATGAAGCCCTAACGTCATTAACACAACTTAGCCAAGACCCCATTTGAGTGGTTAACCTGTTAGCGTGGTCTGTAAATGTAGTACTATCTACTAGTAAAGTGTTTAAATTGTAGTTTTCCAGCGTAGCCTCTTTCAGTTCGCTATCGTGCCATACCTTGACGGAGTTTGAGCTAGTACCTTTTAACTGGTAAGAACTAGACAAACCACTGTAGGGTGCGTACATTCCAGAGTTAGGAATAGAAGAAAGAAGCGTTCGCCCTAAATGGTTCGACTGACCATGTATCCTCACTAAAATATATGTGTAAGTTGAGTTATATGGCATTATATGCTTGGTTATGAATTGTTGTTATTTCTGATTCTGTTAGTAAAGTCCCTGTCATCTTAGGTAGTATAATGTGTTTTACATCTACGAATGACGACCTGAAAAATGTAGTTTTAACGTTAGAAGCAGAAGAAATTCCTGTTCTTGTTTGTAGGTCTAAAGTAGGTAACACAGAAGTTGTTCTTGTTATAGGTGTAAGAGCTGTACCCCCCTGCGTTGCTATTATTTTTATAACGCTAGTACTTGTGGGTGTATTATCTAACCACATAACAGTATATGTTACCCACTGAGCATCTACTACTCC